TTTTCATGCAAGCCTAGGGCTAAACTGGTCATTTCGTCGTCTTGACCAAACCAAGAGTTACGCTCTTGCCATGAAACTGCCTTGCTATCACGAACAGGCTTTTGCGACTGTTGTGGTATTTGTACCTCAGTTTCTTGCTCTTGTAAAGCTCTGCGTTGCTTAATGTCTTCAGAAGCAGTTTGTGCTCTGTCAACTTTAATACGGGCAGTAGTCATTTTTTCCTGAGCGTCTACTAACTTATCTGCATCGCCGGCCTCATAAGCCTCACGATACATCTTTTTAGCCATTTCTAATTCTTGCTCGGCGCCAGATTTGAATGAATCAACAGCAAAACGTTCGGTATTGTTTACTTTACCTTTGAGTGCTTTGTTCTCTTCCAATAGCTGTTTTGCAAAGTCTAGGGCTGCTTGACGCTCCCTATCGGCTTCGTCTTTAGCGCGGCGTTCGTCGTGATAAATCTTTCTAAATCCAGCAATCTTTTGTTTTGCTGCCTCAGAATATTCATCTAATTCGTCTTTTTCAAGACTTTCAACAAACTCAGGCTGGGATGGATTACGACCTCTATCTTCTTTAGGGGTATCGTCTTCCACTTCAATTTCTATCTTTTCCTCATCTGGGAAGGTGTAGTCTTCCATTTCTTGCTTGTTTTCTGACATCGTAATCTCCTTACTTTCGTTTAATACCACGTGGGTCAAGAACTACTGCTTCCACAGAATCATCATTAATAATGCGGAATTCTCTTCCATGAATGACTAATCTAGTACCAGCGTTCGGGCGTACTAAAATAAAATCACCAGCTTGGCACCATGGTCCATTTGGGAACCTTGTCTTGTCTTGATAACAATCCGGTCCTAAATCCACTACGAACAACACTGTAGTGAGCAAATCATCGTGGCGACGGGTTTCGTCTGCCTTAATAAGTCCACTTTCATACACTTCCTCTGACTCTGGTATGGCGCATAAAATGCGGTATCCAGATGGTTTTGGAAGTTGTGTTGCTTTTTCCTCTTGTGACTTATCTATTAATGCAGATAGGTCGACTGCACTAGATAAATCGAGCTTTTCACTCATGCTTTCTCCTTTAACAACATACCGTGTTGTAATCGGTCTGCCCCGTCAGAACGAAATTGCAGGGTTTAATCGTTACCTTCTACTCGGTCTTGCATGTCCAGAACATATCCACGGGCAATCAAAAGACCTCGTATTTCGCCACAAACCTTCTTGTACTCCTCTAGAGTCTCAAAGCTACCGGTCGCAGTAGCCTCTTTGAGCTGCTCTATTTTTTCGTCTAATTGTTTAATTAATACGTCAAGTTCAGTCATTCGTCACTTTCTTTTGAGCGTTTGCTAAAGTTTGCATCATCTGAATATTGTGTTCTTCCTTGGTCTTAGCCATGTCAATACCTAGCTTTGTTCCATCAAATTCTTCTTTGCGGTCAGCGGCGTCTTTCTCTTTTGCCATCTTAGCCCCCAACTTATGACCCTCTAAGTCCATGGTGTTTTCCATCTTTTCACGCTCTAGGGCTATTTTCTCCATTTCTAGCTGGGCATCCATCTGGTCTTTGGCAGCCTTGCGTTGCTGTTCTTGAGCCTTAATCTGGAGTTCCTGCATCTGCATTTGGATGATTGGGTCTTGCGCTTGCTGCTGAGCTTGCTGTTGTGCTGCCTGTGATTGGTTCTGCTGAAGCAATTGAGTAGACGCTTGCGCCACCAGACGGGAAATTTGAATCTCATATTCCTCTGGAATTTCGTCTTCTTCGTCTTTCAGGTATGGCAATGGGGCACCTAGCTGCTGCTCAATCATCTGGCGATACTTAAATCCATAATGCTCTCCAATATGAGCCTGTAGCGCAGCGGTAATCTGCTGAGCCATTGGGTTCTGTCCCAATACTTGAGCCGTCATTGGGTCTGTTAAGAAGTTGGTATGCGACATAATGTGCGCATCTTGGTCTTGGGTAATAAATGCTTTTAATGGTTTACCCTGCATTGCATCCATATTTTCTGAGATTGGGTCTCTTGGCTTATGGTCTTCTTGCAGCGGGATTAATTTCTGTGCGTTGCGAATTCCCAACACTTCTAGCATCTGACGATGTAATACCGGCAGGTTATAGATTTGTGGAGCACCTTGAGCCAACTGAAGTACGGCTTGGTATTGGACAATCTTTTGTGCCATCGTAGCGGCATTAGGGTCAGAGACCGGAATAACTTCTACTAAGTCATAGTCAGATTGCTTAGCCTTTGGAGAGCCCTCTTCTGGGTCATAGGCATACTCTTCTGGCGTGTAATCACGGATAATCTCTTTGATTAGCTTTAACTCTTGCTTCATAGAGTAATGGATACGGGATTGCACCGCAGACATTACTTTTAAAGTTCTTTCCAAGATTGCCAGTGTGGTTCCTACTGGAGCATTTGCAGACATATCCGCAATTTTCATATCTCCAGCTGAGGCAAAGCGGCGTCCCTCTTCCACAATCGTTCCGAGAAGGCTGTAGAGTACTTGGCTTGGCTCCTTGTACGGGAGCGGCATTAGGTTGTCTTTTAGGGTTCCACTTGGAATATCGGCATCCCTGAACTCTCCCGGTGCTATCGGTGTGTCATCACCTTTTATTCGCAACCCACGGGTCTTAAAGCCACCCGGCAGATTTGATAATGTCCCTGCATCCACGAGCTGCCGAATAATACTAGTACCAGACTTAGCAAAAGCCCCGACAAGGTGAATAAGGCCAAAACAGTAAAAACCAAATCCCGGCACATAGCCATAATGGACAAAATGATTGCGTTTTTGCTTAGTTTCATCTTCTGGTCTCCAGTTTTTACGGATAGACAGGATGGTTTGACTGCCTTTTTCAATTGTCACCACATAAGGCAGGGCAATTCCAGTAGGTTCGCCGTTTTCATCTACATCTTCGTAGCCCGGAAGGTCTAGGTCTACGTGCATCTCTAGTAATTTGTAGCGGTCATCCGTAGTTGCACGGAAACCCATCTTTTCAGCAATCTTTTTCTCTACTTCATCAAGGCTACTGTCTGGTTCTTCTAGTTCAATATCACGATAGAATCCAGCAAACTGCAGTCTGCGCACTTCATTCTCTGTTTTACGCATAACATGGGTTACACGAGGTGCAGATTGAAGGCTTGATGCGCCATAAGGAACAACGATGTCTTCTGCAGGGATAAACATAGACACTTGGCGGTCTAGTCCGGGGTCAAAATACACCTTTTTAAAGGCATTACCTGCTAAACCCAAGCCCCAAATCATTCTTTCGTGCTCTGGTCGGTATTCCGTCATTACATCGGTCAGTTGATAGTTCATATCATCCTGAACACGCTGCGCCGCATCTTTTCTTTCTGGTGTTTCCTTGCCAATTAGACGGGTTTTTACTGGACCTGCCGCTGGAAAAGTTTCCATAATGGTTTCGGATTGGAATTTAACCAATGCTTCGGACAAAAGTGGGTGGTAAACGCCACAAGCGCCTTCCCATGGCTCACTTCTTTCCTCAATCTTCATGCCTAAAAGCTCAAGACCGTCAACATAGGTCTGAATCCAGTCTTTACGGGCAGTAATATCGTCTTCAAAATCGCCCAATAAATCGCCGGCAATCTCTACTAAGTCTTTTTCGCTGATAAATTCTGCTAAGTTAGCATCAAATTCCTCTGCAGCCTCAACTCCGGGCTCTAGTTCTATCTCTAATCCGTCAATACCAATCTTTACAGACTCTGGGTCTTCAATTTCTATCTCAATTTCTGGCTCGTTTTCTAATGCATCGAGTCCAATTGGTGCTTGGTATAGGGATTTATCAATCATGTCGTGTCCTAGTAGTATGCTGCTTTGCGTTTAAAGTTAATTGGTTCTTCTGCCTCATCTGATGGTAGGCGCACAAAGCCACCCTTCCTGTATCGGATTAAGGCTTGTGTGCTCGAATCCACTAAGTCATCGTGTTCGGAATTGGGAAATGCTGCCATTTCTTCAATCACTTCTTCCGCCCAACGTTTTCTTGGTGCCCAGACCTTGCCAGACGCAAACAAGTCTGTTACCGAATTCATACGGGCAATCTTATCATTACCCCTCGTAGGTGTAAACTCTGATACAGGAATACCCATCCTACGTAGCTCAAAGATTAGTGGGCTTCCCGCCGCCTTTGCCTCAACAATAAAGACATCTGGTTCCCATTCTTTATAATACTGAAGGGCTCTTTCCTTCAATTCAGGGAACTCAAGCCGCTCTTTAACAGCATCCAAAAGGATAATGTTGGGCTGCATCTCGTCTTCGTTTAGATAAAAAACACCCCAAGTCGTGCAGGCTGAGTAGTCCGACCGCTCATTTTTTGTGTAAGCCGTATCCCAAGACTGGATAATATATTCACACACCGGAGGTTTTTCTAGCGTCCACTCCTGCCACCACTCCCGCTTTACCAGCGCACCCTCTTCACTCGTAGGTTGTTGTTGGTATTGGGCATTCCACTTAGAAACCGGTAACTCTTCCTTAAGCGCCTGTAATTCCTCTAGTCTCCAGAACTGAGGCCATAGGGCTTTCCCTGACGGCAGGATAGCAGGGAAGTCAATAATCTCCCATGTGTCCCCGTCCCGCTCTATAGAAGACTTTAAAATCTTGCCAGTTAAATCCCGCTTAGACCATCGTGTCATTACGACAATAATCGAACCGCCCGGCTGTAGACGCTGGCGTGGTCCTGAACCGTACCACTCATAAACCTTATCGTAGACCTCTGGATTGGTGTTTGCTATGGCTGCTTCTTGTTCCGAGTGAGGGTCGTCAATAATGAGCAAATCCGCTCCTTTACCCGTGACGGTGCCTCCAACACCAATAGCAAAGTATTCACCATTGCTATTTGTGCTCCAACGACCAGCAGCCTTGCTATCAGACCTAAGACTGACATTTGGAAATATTCTTGCATATTGTTCACTCCCCACTAAGTTACGGACTTTACGTCCAAAGCCAACGGCTAATTCCGCTGTATTAGAACACTGGATAATCTTCTTGCCCGGGTATTTCCCTAAAAACCATGCCGGCAGCAGGTAGGACGCAAACTCCGACTTGGTATGACGAGGCGGCATATTGATGATTAGCCTCTTGCACTTACCTTCGGCTATGTCTTGGAACTTCTGAGCCATTACCTTATGGTGGGCTCCATTAATGAATCCGGGCCACATTTCCCCGACAAACTTCATAAAATCTTCTTGCGCCGCTTCCCTCTTTAGGCTGGACATATACTCCTGTGCCATCTCCATAAAGGACTCTTGCTCCACTAAGGGAAGCTGACTAATAATTTTTTCTAAGTCCATATTTCCGATAGTAAGCGTATAAGGCTATAGCGATAAATGAGAGGATACTCATAAGTCTTTAATCTTCAAATAAGAAGGCCGCACTGACCTAGCACTACGTGGCAGCCTTTTACAGTACCCCAAATCACATAACTTCACCATAATCCTATGGACATTAGACTTAGACTTATATCCCGTAATATTCATGACTTCTTCCATAGAAGGACCAAAGCCATACTTTCTCCAATAGGCATCTAATACCATATAGACCTGATTCTGTACTTCTGTCATCTCTCTGTCCAAAAAAATATACCCCCCACCCCTATTTCATTCAAAAACGTAAGGGGGGTGTTTCCCATAGGATTATTCATCGGCTTTCCCAGATGCCTCTTTTTCTGGCAAAACAGGGGACTCTTCGTCAGTTCCCTCTAAACCTTCAGATTGTTTGTCAGGAATACTATGCAGTAGTAACTCGTCAGCGACGGGCTCATTTAGGTTGGTGGGGGTGTGGTGGGTCTCCGTTTCTGCCCGTTTCCTGCCGCCAATTTCTGCCATCAATTCCGAGACATCGCCGTCAATCGTTCTCGCATTGTCCTGCATGGCTTGCTTAAGCTGCTCCAATAGCTTAGCCCTGTTAGTCTCGCTATCGTGAATGATTGTCTTCTGTGCTATGTGCTGAAACGCATCAACACCGGCGACAGTGCCCAGCGTCCTAAGAGCTGCGACACGGACGGACGCCGAATTTTCGGGGTCTGTGGCTTCTTTTGTGAGGTTAGAGACGACTAATGCCCTTATTTGACCTAGAGAATACGACTTCTGGAACTCTAGCCCTTTCTGTATGGCTTCGGTCATCGCCTGAATGTCATCCCGTTTTGCGAGCTGGTATCCCTTATTGGCGACAGTAGC